AGGCCATTCCACTTCACTGACGCAATCACAAAGCAAAAAACCATGTCGCAAGATACAGAAAAAAAAGGCTTGTGGGCGCGTCTCTCCGGCGGCCAGGCCAAGCAAAAGCTCTCTGCCCAGGAAGCCATAACAGGCATCGCTGAAGCGATGCAGGGCATGGAACAGGCCGCGACTGCGCGGCCTGAAGCTAAGGCAAGCGAGGGAACAGCCAAGACGCCCAAGACCGCGAAGGCCAAAGGCAAAACTACCAAGGCAGTGAGCGTGCCATACAAGGGGCCCAACGGCGAGGCCTGGAGTGGCCGAGGGCTGCAGCCCAGATGGGTTCGAGTGCACATCGAGCGCGGCGGGAAGTTGGACGATCTGAAGGTGGCGGCGTGAACGGAGCCCGCAAACCCCGCCGGCCGCGCTGGCCAGCCACGACAAACACCTTTGCTCTCGCGCTTGACGGTGCAGCCAAACCTGCGTGGGGCGATATTCATCAGATCCTGCAGACCATGACGGCCGCGTTCACTTCGCTGCGCCAGGGCGTGGCCACGGAGCTGCAATGGTCCGTCTTGGCTGGCGGTCTGGACATGTCCAAGGCGATCGAGCGCCAGGGCGTCGTGCGAGGCCTCAGCGACCATCTGGCGGCCGCCGAGACCGCCCTGCAGCACATCTATGACCGCGCCAAGCTGGCGAACGGCTGGAGGCCCACCGTCCTGTACTTCAATGAGCTGGAAGACATCAAGACGTTCGTCAACCTGCACGCCTTCCAGTTCCGGCAGTTGAGCCGTGGTGAACTCAGGCATGCGATCGCCAGCGCCACCGGCCAGATCCGCAGCGGCGGTGGCAAGGTCAACCTGGCGGACTCAGCGGCAATGGAAAGGATGGCAGCATGAGCACCGTCACCATTCCAAGACCAGCACTCTCGCACTGTGCAGGAAAGTCTGCCGGCACACTGATGCATAGCCAGTGCCGCAATTGCCTTCGGCGTCCTTCATCAGTCAATGGCCATGTGGTGCATTTTCTGCCGCCGCCATTTGTGAATGGCGCATGCCCGATGAGGATTCAATCATGATTTGCGATTGTCTGAATACCTGCGGAGACGATCCATGGCTCAAAGATGGCCGAGTGCAACCCTGCAAAAACTTCATCAAGCGAGAGCAGCAAGACAAACTGGCGCTGGAGAAGATGGCCAAGGTAACGAAAATCGCTGAACCCTATAGAGCCGGAGCAGACTTTGACTTGGTCATTCTGCTGCACGAGCGACTGGAGCGCGTAACCGCTCACGACCAATTCCTTGCTGATTCAAATAAGCATTTGCTTGCTGAGTGCGAGTTGTTGCAAGGAGCGCTTCGCGTTGTGTTTGGCATGGCTCCAGAAGGTCTTGGCATTCAACTGTATATAGCGAACACTCTGGAGAAGCTATGAGCAACGATGTTGAGATCGCCGTCGAGGTCCGCGCCGAGACCGACAAGGCGCTGCTCGTGTTTGACGGCGCGCGCGAGGTGTGGATTCCCAAGAGCCAGATCCGCGATCAGTGTGAAGAGGACGGCCTGCTCGGAAAGAAAATCAACCGAGAAATCCGAATACCCGTAATTACCAACGGTCTCACTGACCTTCAGAAGCACGTGCTGATTCATACGTTGACCGGATCGAGCCAGAACGGAGAGGTCTATAGAAATTATTTTGCTGCCTGCGAAGGCCATCACGACATGCAGGCCTTAACTGAATTAGTGGCGTCTGGGTTGATGCGTCGGGGCAACGCCTACGACAAAGATGGTCATTATTATCATTGCACACAAGCTGGTGCCGAGGCCGTCAGCCTTCATTTGCCGAGGAAATCATGAGCAGCCTAGTGACACAAATGATCATCGCCGACAAGTACGGCCCGCGCCTGAGCGTCGAGCAGCTGGCCAGCGTCATGGGCCTGTCGAAAGGTGCGATCTATAACCAGGTCAGCGCCGGTACGTTCCCGGTCACCACTTACGTTGATAGCGGCAAGCGCTGGGCCGATTACCGTGATGTCGCCGAACACCTGGACAAGTGCCGCGATACGGCCAGGGCTGCGGCCTAACGCTTCGGATGCAAATCCTCCGGCTTGAGGTTGGTGTAGCGGCGCAGGTGCCGCCAGTCCTTATGCCCGGTCACCAGCGCCACCTGCTGGATCTCATACCCCTCTTCAAATAGCCGACTGGTGCCTTCGTGGCGTAGGTCATGAAAGTGCAGATCCGGTATCCCCAACGCGCGGCAGGCCTCAAGAAAGTATTTCGAGAGCGTCTGCTCGTGCACCGGAAAAATGCGCGGCTCATCGTCAGCGCGTGCCATGCCTTCGAGCAACGTCCAGGCGGCTCCCAGCAGCGGCACCCATTGATCGTTGCCGGTCTTCTTGCGCGGGTCTTTGCGATCGCGCACCAGCACCAGGCGCTTGACCTGGTCGACATCCGTCCACAGCAGCTTGACAATCTCGCCCCGACGCATGGCCGTGGCCACGGCAAACCGAACAACGTCAGCGTAGAGCGCGCCGCGTTCGTTGGCCAGCCAGTTCGTGAGGTTCACCAGCTCGTCTTCGGTCGGCCGGCGCTCACGCTTGCCGCCGCCGCCAATCAGGCCCAGGTGCGTGAGCAGCGGCCGGCTCGATGCCACCACATCTGGCAGCGTCACTTTGAGCGACATGGCGGCATAGCGCATGGCCGTGCCGAGCTTGCTGATGTCCATGTTGATGGTGTAGGGTCCGGCGCCTTCGTCGCGGCGCATCTTGGCGTAGCTGACCAGGTCCTGCGCGTTGAGCGCCATCACATCGCGCTCGCCCAGGCCATCGACCAGATGATTGAGCGTGTAGTGCTCGGTCGAGCTGTCGGAAATCGGGCGCGATCGGTCATGCAGATCCCGGTATTCCAGTATCACTTCGCGCAGCAGCAGCCTGCGCCCCACCACGGCCGCCGGCGCCGGCGCGTTGCCGTTGTCAATATCGCCCTCGACCGAACGCGCCCAGGCCTCGGCCTGTTTCTTGACCTTGAAGGTCTTGCAGTAAACTGGATGACCCTTGCGGCGGATCAAAGCCCGCCACTTTTCCCCGACCTTGATGATGCTGGCCATTTCGTACCCTTACAAGGAAGTGATACGTTGTATCACTCCGTATCACTGAGATGGTGATACAGGATGATACTAGATGACCTCTACAGATGGAAACGGGATAAAAGCACAGGGTAAATTCAGTACCCGCCGCCGTAGTTCAATGCGACATTTCCAGAGGCGACACTGGCGCGGCGTATCAATTCCGTACCACTAAGCCAATTTTTACGGCTGCGAAATCCCCCTCACTGCGTAGGCGTCAGCCCTGCAGGAGGTGTAAGCGACATTGATGTCGTCGGCTTCTTTGGTGAGCTGAGCGAGTAATCCACTAAGCTCTGCTGAAAGTAGCCCACCGGCCTGGGTAGGGTTTGCTGGACCACCACCGGCGGCGGTAGCAGCTTGATTTGTGGCGCCACCACCACCTGGCCCACATCCGGCGGCGTTCGGGTCGCGCAGCCGCCCAGCAGCGCCGGCAATGCGGCGCAGGCGATCAGACAGATCGGTAACAGTCTTTTTGTGGTCAGCATCTTGAAGCTCCTGGTTGTTTTTGAAATCCTGCAGAGCCCACTCGGCGGCGTGCACCTTGTCGGTCTCGCTGGCCAGGGTGGCGGCTGCCTCGGCCTTTTGCTTATTGATTGCGGCCGTGTCGATTGCGAGCTGGCGATCTGCACCGCGGCCCTCGATGTAGCGCTCTCCAAAGACCAGTGCGGCCAGCAGCACCAGGCCGATGACGAATTTGAATTGAATGTCAGTCATGCTAGTCTTCGTCCTTTAGCCAACTTTCAATCATGGACATCACAGAAGCTGTTATCACGGCAATAAAAATGTTGATGGGCGCACTGATCACAATATTTGCGAAGTGGATTGTGGAGATGGTTAAGGACACAATGACGGCAATGAATGTTGCGGCCAAGGCGAGAATCGTCTTCTCGAAAAGAAATCGTAAAGTCTTCTTCGACATCATGTTGGTCCTCTTTTATTTTGGCCTGTTGGTGAAGTTGGCAACTGATACTGGATCAGCATCCAGACTGGAAACGCTCTTGATGATCGGTTGTGTGCTCTTCATTCTTTTCACACTTATTGGAGTTCTTTGGGAACTTTCGAAACAATCGCATGAGCGTGAAAGAGCCAAGCTGAAGCAGGAGAAATAAGTCACGCGACCCCCGACAGGCAAAGGTCGCGCTCCAGCACACGGCGCTTGGTCAGGCCTGGCAGCGTCACGGCTACGCCGGCGATCCGGGCCTTGTCCCATTTAAGCAGTTCAGTGCATGCACCGCGATGGTCGCCGGCCGCCAGTTTTCTGGCAGCGGTTGACTTTGTGCTGTTGCAGGCAATGCTTGCCCCGACGTTGTACGCGGCGTCCGCAAAGGCGGCGAGTACAGGGGCCGGCAAGCCCGGCCGGCAGGTGTCCACGGTTTGTACGACATCGCTCATCTCCTTTGTCAGCATTGCTTTGCATTCGGGCACCGTCCGAAAATCGGTCATCTTGACGCCCTTGGTCGAGCCCATGCAGATGGTCGGCAGGCCGGTCACGTCGCGGTAGGCGTACTGGCGCAGGCCTTCGCAGGGCCCGGCAATGGCAGCGGCCAGCACCAGGGCGACGGCGCGCTTGTTGGTTTCTTCGGCCATTACTGTTTACCCCCACCTTTGAGCGTGTAGTAAAAGACCATCACTGGCGCACCGATAGCCATTGCCCACTTCACGAGTGCACCGAAGTAGCCGATGATCTTGAAGAACGATCGCCCCAAGCGCAGGATTTCCAACACCTCGCTGGTGTCGGCGCTATTGATGTCGAGCTTGCTTTCGATGCGCGTCATTCGCTCGTCTCCCTTTTGGAACCGCAGATTCACAATGTCAAGTCCGATGCATCCGCCGTCCTCATGGTGGACGTTGATGTCCGACAATCGGCGCTTCGGCAGCTCGTCGGCAATCTGTGTAAGCGAGGGGTCAATATCCATCTCAGACATGGGTGACTCCTGTTTATGTGCGAAGCGCTTGCAGCGCCTGATCCTGCGTGATGCCCAGGCTGTAATTGGTCGCCAAAAAGCCGGCAAATAAAGCGCTGCGGTCGTCCGGGTAATACGTGAGCTGCAATCGGTATGCAGCAGCCTCGATACGCAGTCGCGCGGCTGGAAACAACTTGTAGATGGCACCGAACACGGCCGGTGCGGCGATGGCCACATAGGCCCACTCAGGCCGCTGCAGGGCATATACGATGCCAGCAACGATCAGCATCGCCAGTGTTGTCAGCAGCCATTGCTTTGCGTGCAGCATCTCGTGCGCGAGCAGCCCAGCGTCGCCACGGTAGGCTGGGCGGACCAGGATTAACGGGCCGGCAGTGATGGCGGCAAACCGAGCCGGGATGAAGCGGTCGGTGTAAATGGTTATGTGCGGGATCATTTGTTGCTCCTGATAAAAACAAACTTCTTGAGCACGCTCTCACGCAATGCCTTGGCGTTGGCGTGCGCGGCGTGGGCTACCCAGCTTTGCACCGACTGACCAATGCGCTCCAGGCTCACTTTGCCGTCGGCATACTGCCCTCGCAGCCTACGCAGGGTGTGGTAGATACGCTTGATTGAGCTTTTGCGCAGGCGCCGGTGCGTGCACCAGATCCGATAGCCCAAAAAGTCCAGCGCCCGGCCGCGCACCAGCCCAAGCGGGAAAATTTGCGTCTTTTGATTGGTCTTGAGCCTGAGATGCTGGTCAAGAAAGTCCTCGACCAGAATACGCACGCGCTGCAGATGCGCCTTGTCGTGGTGGATGATCACAAAGTCATCCATGTAGCGAACGTAATTCGGTTCACGCAAGGCGTGTTTCACGAACAGGTCAAGCTCATGCAGGTATAGGTTGGCGCCAAGCCTGCTTGTCAAATTTCCTAAAGGCACGCCACGGCCGTACACGCAGCCGTCGAGCGTGTTGGCTGAGTCAATGATGTGGTCCAGCAGCGCCAGTGTCTTTTTGCAGGCAATGCGCTTGCGAAAAAGAGTCTTTAGAGTGGCATGGGTGATCGATGCGAAATACTTCTTGATGTCGGCCTTAAATACCACCACGTTCCCATGCTCACGCTTGACTTGGCGCAGCATGGCTTGTGCACGGTCAGCACCTCGGTGCGTGCCGCGATTCTTACGACAGGCATAGCTGTCTGCAATAAAGCCTCTTTCCCACAACGGGTCTAACACCGCCACAATGGCGTGCTGCACTACACGGTCACGAAACGGAAGTGCTGCAATGGGCCGTTTCTGCGGCTCGTACACGTCAAACTGGTGGTACTTGCCAACGCGGTAAGTGCCCCAGATCAACTCGTTTTGCAGGGCGATGAGGTTGCCCTCCAGATCAAACTCAAACTCCTGCACGCCACCTTTTTCGCGCTTACCTTTGCTGGCGCGCAGATAGGCGGCATGCAGGGCCTCGAAACTGTAGATTTGCGCAAATAGGTTGTTGTAAGTTTTAGCCACATAGTCAATCAAAAAATTACCCCGAGGGGCGGCAGGTCCGAACGTTCGCACACAAGTGCTACCAGAACGGCCTGCCTGTTTAATTTTTCGGCTTCGGGTTTTCGCCCTGGCCGAGGAAAGTGTGTCCTTTTGTGTGGTGTGCTGCCGGCATGCCCAGTAGGCTTGCCGTTTCTGACGATCCACAAGAGCCGGGCGAGCCCCGATGTTGTTGTTCGCGTTCGAGCGATCGTTGTTCAGGTTCAGGGCAAACAGGCCAGCGGTCGCGCCGTTGTTCCAATTGCCCGACCGGATCGGGAGCCGTTTCAACACACTTCCCCCACAGTCAAAGTGCTTGACGCAATCGAGCGCAGCCAGCCACCCAGCATGCGGCCGATTTCGTCGTTCAACTTCGACCAGTGTTCATACTTCTTGAAATCGAGATAACCCAAACCCTTGGCCATGCGCACCTGGCAGCGCAACAGGTCCAGCTCAGCGTCGAGCTCCTGCATGGTGGTCTTCTTGTGGTGGCGCTTGTTGCACACCACAATCAACCGCAGCAGGGCCCACATAGCGGTGCGCATCTCGGCGGCCAGCACGTGGCGTTCGAATGCCGGGAACTGGCGAAGCGCCACGTAGCCGTATTCGATCATCGCCTCGCACTTCTGACGAATCAACAGATCCGTCACCTTCGGCGCTTGCTCTGGAACCAGTGTGTTTCTGCTCATGGGGTCTTGGGGTCAAGCCGGCCTATCGGCCAGCCATCAGAGTTCAGGTCATCAGATTTCAGGAAACAAAAGCCGGGCGAGCCCCGATGTAGCTGGCCGCGCCCGAGCGACCGTTGACCAGGTCCAGGGCAAACAGGCCAGCGGTCGCGCCGTCGTTCCAACTGCCCGACCGGAACGGGAGCCGCTCACTCGTGACGTCCAGGTAGAAAATGTCATCGCTGCCCAGCCCGGTGCTGGCAACCGGGTACATGCCGTGCGCCTTGAGCAAGGCCAGTGCCGTGGCGCCGACCGGTGTGCTGCCCGGGTTGGTCATGCTGGCAAAGGCTGCGCCGCTGCCGCACACCAGCGTGTAGGCTGCCGTGCCGCTGGTGGCGTACTTGACGGTGTTGGCCGATCCCGGCGTCACCAGGGCGCCGCTGGAGCCGTCGATAGCCTTCCAGGCGCTGGAGCCCGAAGCGAAGTCGGTGGCGTTCAGGGCGGCGTCGTTGTTGGCGATGATCTGAATCTCGCCAGCATTGATGCGCATGCCTGGCGACCACTCCCAGATGTTGCCGCACAGGTCAGCAATCCCCGTCGAGTTGCCGTTGTGACGCCACGACACCGGGCCCGATCCGGTCTGGGTGCGCCCGGTACCGGATGCCACGCCAGGCAAGCCACCATCGCCGCGACGGCCGCTTTCCCAGGCGGCGTCGTACGCCTTGCCCCAGTTGGTATTGCCGCGTGGGTGAAAGCCGTTGGCCCGGGCCTGGACGCCGACGCCGGCCCATTCGACATTGCTCATGCAGTGAAAGCCGGTACCACAGGCCCGCGCATAGGCGACAAACTGGTCATGGTTCAGCGTGTTGGCAGGATCCTGGCCAGGCAGGCTGAGCAGCTCGCCATTTTTAACCACGCCCGGGTAGGTGCCGGCCATGATCTGGCCCTTGGCCACACCGTTGACGGTGAACATCGGGTGCAGGCCAGAGGGCAGGCCTGCGTCCACATCGGGGCCATTGAAGGCGCCGATGATATTCATGAAAGTGGGTTGGTTCAGCGCGGTGTAGAGAACGGTCTGCGCGCCGCCGCTGGCGGCCTCGATGCTCATGCGCAGGGAGTCGGGGACGGAAATAGTGAGGGACATGATGGTTCCTTAAGGTGCGGGTGCGGGAGTGGGCGCTGTCGTGTCGGGCAGCGGGAAGAGTGTCAACGTCGTCTGGCCGGCGTGGCAGGCCAGCACGGCGGCGATCACCGGCGGCGTGCCGGGCTCGAACTGCAGCGCGCTGCCGGTCCAGTAGACGGTGTCAGAGTTGCTGTTCGGCCGTGGCAGGGTCGGCAGCGTGAGCGTCGATTCCTCGTAGGCCAGCGTGACATAGCCGGGCGTTTCGGTGGCGTCTGCGATCGGCGCAGTGCCTTCGGGTCGGATGATTTCCATGATGATTCCTTATTGAGCGGTGGGGAAAATGGTTTTCCAGCGCAGGCTGGCGCTGGTGGCAGATCCGGTGATGGCGAGAACAAATCCGTTTGTGGCGCGGCTTTGCACCTGAATTTGCCCCTCAGCTCCGAGGAATGGTGCGGCGCTGTCGCACTCGACGACCACCTGGTAATTGGCATTCAGGTATGCCCTTGGCAGGGTGACGGCCACTGAGGCGTAGGTGCGCGTGAATTCATTGCTGGCAGACTGGGTGACTGTGCAGGTGCCGGTCTGCGTTTTGTAGGCGCTGACGTCATCGATGCGGCGCTGCGCCAGTGCTGCCAGGTCAACCGCGGCGGCAAGCCCATAGGCCAACTGGACGACGGTCGCGGAAACTGCCGCGTCTGCCACAGCGCCGGCCGCCTTGGCAGTGGCGTCCGCTGCAGCGGCGGTCAGCACCGAGCTGTTGGCGGTTGCCTGAGCGGTGCTGACGGGCTTGGCACTATCGGCTGTGTTGTCGACGTTGCTCAGACCGACGTCGGCCTTGACTATTCCGGTTGGCGATGTGATCGCCGGTGCCGTCAGGGTCTTGTTGGTCAGTGTGGTGGCGACTGAGTCAAAGTAGGACTTGAGGAACGCTTTCAGGTCGGTGAACGTCAGCCAGCGGCCGGTGCCTGTCACCACATCCCTGATGGCGACCTTGTCGGTGTCGACTGGCGGCGTCTTGTCGGCAACCGTCAGCAGGAAGGCGTTGGAGTTGGTCGCAGCGTAATCGTTGACCAGGGCGGCGGCCTGGTTGGCCAGGTCGCGGATGTAGGACTGCGTCGGGATGATGGCGTAGGCCTGCGCCGACGCATTGGCACCCAGGTAAGCTGGGCTGATCGTCAGGGCAACGCCTGAGACCACAGCCACGATTTCATAGATCTTGCCGTCAGGCCCCAGAAGGCCCTCGCCTGCTGCCGTTCCGCTGATGAAGTCGGTGCCGCTTCCGGTGACGGTGGTGCTGCCGTTGGTGACGGAAATGGTTCCCGTTCGATACCATGATGTCATGTTGTTGCTCCTTAAATGGGTTCGGTTGGCCACGTCACGTTTGACGGGTCGGGTTGGTTGGTGATGTCGCGCAGGGCTTGCCGGTATGAGGTCCAGGCCGATTGCGTTGCACCTGGTACGTCGGGCAACTGCGTCCAGTCCGATGCAGCCAGTAGGACATTGCGCTGTACACGCACGGCTGCCCACAGGTCGTCAGGCGTGCGGGGATCGATCCACCGCTTGGTGGCGTAATCAAACTGGTGAAAGATCGAGGGCTTGGCAGGCTTTTGGACGATCGCGCCGCCATCAAAATAAACTTGGTCGGGCCAGTACCCGGTCTCATCGAGGACAAAGAAACTGGAGCCATTCATCTCGGCGATGGCTTGAGCGTCGTCCTCGGGCCCGAGCTGCTGGCGGATTTTGAGGCTGCCGTCGGCGTTGAAGATGTGCAGGTAAATCACCGGTAGCTCCTCAAAAGCGTGAACCGCGCCAGGTGGTTGCCGGTTGCGTACTGCTGCAGTGCATACATGTAAAGCGTGTGCGTGCCTGCAGCCAGGCCGGAGTAAAACGCCGGGATCGTCACCGTGCAGTCATCGCCGCCGGTGCAGGAGTCGTAGGACGTGTATCCGTCGATCTGCGCGCGCACCTCGAACGTGCCAAGGATGTTGCTGGTCGTGAAACCGTAGGTCAGCAGGATCGATGCGTTGCCGGCGTGCTCCATGGTGAAGGTGTAGGTTGCCCAGCTGCCGTTGGGTATCCACTGGAAGGTCGACAGAAACTCGGTTGCAGACTTCGACACGATATTGGCGTTGGCGATCAGCTGCCCATTGATCGTGATGCCTCCCGTCATGTCATAGACGATGTTGTTGACTGGCGTGCCAATGGCAAAGGTGCCGTTGCTGTTGAAGACAGCGCCATACCCGGTCATGGTTCCGGTACCGGACGGACCTACTGCAGGCGTAAGGCCATTTGAGACAGTCAGGCCCTCGGCGTTGATCGAGCGGGCTGAGATCGAGCCGTCAATGATCAGGGAGCCATCCAGGCCGAGCGCAGTCGTGCCGTTGACGGTGCCGAGTGACAATACGGCTTTTGGTGTTCCGGTTCCGTCTGGGTTGCAGATCAGGAACTTGTTGGCCAGGATCACGAAGGACCCGACGGTTCCATCGCTGTTGAGCTCGAAGCCGGTCACGTGGTTATTGACGTCCACCTTGACCGAGTACTTGGCATTGAGCGTGCCAAGGGCCGAGGCGTTGGCGCTGCTCTCGGTCTTGACCGCTGCATAGTCTCCAGTGTTGAGCCGGGCCTGCACAGTGCTGAGGGCGCTGGCATTGGAGCTGCTGGCGCTGGCGGCTGCGTTTGCCGTGCTCTGTGCGGTGGCGATGTTGGCAAAGGTGGTGCCGCCACTGTTGAGCTGCGCCTGCACCAGCGCGGTGGTGCTGGCGGCCGAGCTGATGGCATCTGCCTTGGCTGTGTCCACGTAGCTGACGCTGGCCTTGGTTGCGAGGCCGGTGCTGCCACTGTTGACTGAGGCTTCCAGGTTGGTGGCGCGGGTGGCCAGCGCCGACGTCTGCGTGGCGCGGGTGCTGGCCTCGCTGACGATCGATGCCGTATTGGTGGCGATGTCGCCCTCGGTCGTCGTCACCCGGGCGGCAAGCGCTGCCCTGGCGCTGGCCTCGGCAACGTCGGCATCCGATCGCGCAGTCTGCTCTGCGGTGATCGATGCGCCATTGGCGGCAACGGCAGCCGTCAGGGTGCTGATGTCCGAAGCGGTTGCAGTGTGCTGATCGGTGCGGACGATTTGTTCCTCAAGGAACGCGGCCACGTTGGCGCTGACATTGCCTTCGGTATTGGTGACGCGCGCCTCAAGTGCGGTCCGGGCGCTGGCCTCGGCGCTGATCGCGTCGGCGCGCGTCGTTTGCTCGCTGATGATCGCGGCCGTGTTGCCCGCCACGACAACGCCCAAGGCAAGCCTGGCAGTGGCCTCAGCGGCATCGGCTGTGGCGCGCGCGATGCGCTCATCGCTGATCTGCGCGGCATGCCCATCCACTACGGCAGCAAGGAATAGGCGCTGGGCGGCCTCGGCGCTGATGTTGGCGTCGGTGTAGGCGGTCAGGTCGTTGCGCGCCAGGGCGAGCGTCTGGGCGGCCAGGTTCGCGTCGGCTTCGTTGTTGAGGATCGAGCGCAGCAGCGTCTGGGCATCGATGTTGGCATCTCGATAGGCTTTATTGGCTTGCTGCACCATGCTGGTGATCGAGCTGGTATTACCCAGAGCCGACAGCGTTGTTTCTGCGCTTCCGAGTCGGGCATCGATGCCGCCGGTCACGCTGCTGAAGTCGGTGCTGCTGACCTTGGTGGCCACAGTGCCGGTCAGCGCGCTGATATTGGTCTCGGCCGTGGTGACGCGTGCTGTGGTAGCGGTCAGAGCGACGTCCGATGCCTTCAGCGACACGGCGGCGTTCAGGCTGCTGATATTGACTTCGGCCGTCGTGACCCGCAGGTCCATGCCCTCAAACAACACCAGATCGGCCGTGCCCAGCGTGGCCGCAGCGATGGCGCCGTCCACATACATGGTGCTGGCCTTGAGCGCGATGCTGCCGTCATGGGCATCAAGCCGGGCGTCAACGGTCGTCAGGTGCGAGTTGTTGGCTTCGACGGCGTAAATCTTGACTGTGCCTGTTGCCGGGTCGGTGTAGATGCCGGCATCGCTGATGACAGACAGCGATGTGTTGGTGCTGATCACGTCGCGCAACAGGCCGGCTGCAGATGCGTCGAGGTTGACCTGCACCTTGCGATTGAGCCCGGTCTGTATGGCGGCGAGCTGCGCCAGGGAATACGGCAGCGCCGGCTGCGCGGTGTTGCCGTCGATCAGGTTGATGCGGTCATTCAGGCCAGCCATTAATTCGGTGGCACCAATGGCGGCGTTGAGTTGGGTCAGGAGGGCTGATGGGTTGGTGCTTGGTGCTGCAGCGATGCCGGCGGTGGCGCTCAGTGGATAGAAGTCGCTGTCGTTGCCCGACGTGTCCACCACGCGGGCCCAGTAGTACCAGGTTTGTCCAGGCGTCAAGCCCGGATGCGCCCAGGCCTGCGCCGGGCTCTTGACGCTCGACAGCAGGTAGGCTGATGCCCGGTTGTTTGTGGTGGCACCCCATACCTCGATAAAGTCGCGGTCGATCTGGCTTGCGGTGAACGTCCAATTCAAGGTGATCTCAAACATACCGCCGACAGCCGTCAATCCGGTCAGAGGGTTCGGCTTGTTTCCGGCGAAGGTGTGGGTATACGCGGCAACGCTGGCCAGGGACTGCTTGGACTCGCCCCAGACGTTGAACGCCGGGAACTTAAGGTAGATCGGCGAGCCGATGCGGTCGATCGGCACCGTGTACTTGAAGATGACGTCGTCCAGGCGTGCGAACTGGGCGCCATTGGCATGCGTGGCATTGGCCGTTCCCTTTTGGCCTCGGCGCAGATAGCTACCCAGGCTGTAGTGGTAGGCCGACGTCAGCGTGGCTGCGCTGTAGCTGATCAGTTCGCCGTCCACCCACAGCATGGTGTTGCCTACATCGGCATCAGCGTTGGTGCCCGCCAGCAATTGGCCCCGTGAGGCGGTCAAATCGACCGCCAGCGCGTGCGTGGTGTCCGGGTCGGTACCAGCAACAAGGGAGGCCGTTAAAACGCCGTGGCGGGCCGGGCTTGTAATGGTGCCGATCTGCCGGTAGGTGCTGCCGTCGCTCGACGCCCAGACTTCGCAGCCACCCCATTGGGTGCCGCCGCTGGCCGCGATCCATAGCTGCAGGTCCGGCGCGGTGAGTGCGTTCGGCGCTTCGAAGATGGCCGGCGTGTTGGTGTCGCCCGGCACAATAGCCTGGTTGACGTTATAGCCGCCATTGATCGGAACATTGGCGACGACGTGTGAGCTGACGCCCGGCGGCGCATCTTCGGCGAGCACGGTAAGGGTGCCGAATTCATCCTCATCGACCGAGAGGATGCGCACCGGGTACAGGTTCAGCCCCAGCGCGGAGTCTGTCAGTGTCACCAGGTCCGTCGGCTCAAGGTAGCACCACTGCCACCCCAGGCGAAATGAATACTGAGATCGCACATAGACGGCGCGCTGCAGGATCAGCATGGCGACGACGTTTGCTGCGGCTGCGTTGGCGATCTGGTGCGCTGTGATGTTGGACATCGGGCGCAGGCCGTACACATCGATGGCCGCCTGATCCTGTACCACCACGGTGGAGACGTTGTAACTGTTGGCGCGGTCCAGGTATTCGACCGTGACCTGGTTGTAAGCGTCTGCCGTCGTGCTGACGGTGGCGGCAATTGCGTTGCGCTTGACGATCACTGGGTCGGCGCCTGAGTTGCCCAGGAAGTCGTCGTCGCCCAGGTTTGCAATAACGGTCAGGACCGGTGTGTAGGTGGCGCCGTTCAGTGTCAGGGCGGCATCACCATAGGGCACCAGCTTAAGCACGCCCTCGCTGACATAGATGCCCGTATTGGTGATCTGCGCCAGGTCAGTGATCATCTGCGCTGCCGCTGTCTGCGTGTCGTAGCACGGCGAGATCAGGATGCCGGCGGCCCGGCAGTAATTAGAGTACTGCGTGAGGCCTGAGATCGGCGGCGCATCGGGCACACCGTAGATTTGGCTTGTCAGCAGGTCACTCACAACCTGCGACGGATCGGCATCGCTGGTGCCCGACAGGATCAGCTTGCCTGATACCTCGAATGAGTGGTTCGGCAGATTGGAGCTGTTGCCGAGGTCATAGCTCGCGGCTGCCGCATAGGTGATGCCCTGGTAACCGATAGCCTGGTCGGCATGCGAGCTGGTCAGGTAGCTCCACGGCGACTGCGGGTAGGTGCCGAGAAACAGTGAAAAAAGCGTGCTGGGATCGACCACCGACTTGTCGATGAATGCGTTAGGGATGCCAGCCACCGGACCTTCGCAAAGGCCCAGGATCAAGGATGCCGTGTAGGTGTGGGTCGTGCTGCTGGAGCCGCCGCCTTTGCCGCCCTGTGACGTCGTGTGCTCGATCGGCGTGAAGTCGCCATACCAGAGCAGGTTCGGCGTCACCCGGGTTGTGCCGTACACGATCGGGATCGGCTTGCCATTCGAGCTCGACTGAATCGTCATCCCCGTCAACGGGGTGTCCGATGTCGACATGCCGCCGCCGCCAAATAGACCGCTCATGACGCTACCCCCCGCACACGGTAGCAGCCGGCAAAGCGCCCGGCGAGCGGGCCGGTGTCAGCCTCTGTGAGTACCACGCGACCGACATCGCTCCAGGCGTGGCAGACCACAGGCCAGCCGACAACGATCGCGCCGTGGGCGGCGTGGCGGCCATAGGTAAACATGGCGATGTCGCCGGGCTCGATCGGGCTACCTTCAGGCAGTGGGTCGGCGTACTGGCGCAGGATGGCCAGGAAGCGGGCTTCGTCTCGGTGCATGTGCCAGTCGGGTGGGTAGTGGTCAAGCGTCACGTCAGGAACCAGGCCGACGGCGGTAAAGACGCCGATCAACAGGTTGGCGCAGTCAACGCCGACGCCCTTGAGGCGCGCGGCATGGTGAAACGGCGTGCCGATCCACTCCATAGCCTCAACAACGACGTCGGTGCGCGAGGCGGTCATACAGCGGTCTCCGGTGTCGGGATGTATGGTGCGCCCCGAAAGTTGACGACATTACTGAACTTGGTTGTGCAAGTGGCCTGCAGCTTGTCGCAGCCCGGGTAGGCAGAAAAGCTGGCACCGACAGTAGGTGCAGACGGCAGCGGCGAGAACAGCAGCAGCGAGCCGGTGGTA